AGACTGCCGTAACTGAGAAAAAACCAACTGGTAAGAGAGCAAAGAGACGCAAGTCATTCTGTGCTCGCTCTAAAGGTCAAAAGGATATGCATAACATTGATTGCTCTAAGACCCCAGAGAAAAAAATCTGTAAAGCACGTAAACGCTGGAGATGCTAATGAAAACTTTTAAGCAGTTTCAAGAACAAATTGTACCAAAACCACTTGGTCCGATGAGAACCGTAAAAGGTAAAAAAATTATGCCAAGACCTTTAGATATGCGTACATCAGAACAAAAAATGAATAGTGTAAAAGGTCAAGCCTATCGTATGTTTGGACACTACTAATGAAATCCTTCAAACAATTTTTACAAGAAAGTATCACTATTAATGGTGATTTCAACGGAACTCTTAATATAGGTGGTTCCCAACCAGAACAACAGCAGGAAGAATCATTCTCTGCTGATATTGTTTGGGAAGGTAAAATCTACCGCCTTGAAGTTGATGGTCCAATGATGAGCAAGAGCGAACTTGCTGAACATCTTCTAAATCAATATCCTGGGGCAATTATTCAAAACATATATCCAGCAAGTTATTCATCATCAAAAATTAAAAGCGCACAAAGGTATAGACCTGAAAGATTATCTTGGAGTGACTAATGGCTCAGTGGAATAAAAATCAACAAGATTATCTCAATCAAGAGAGAACTCTCTTTGAAGTTTTCATGTGTGCCGATAGATACGGCAATATTGGAAACTGTGGAATAACTTCTGGACCTACCAGTGGTGGGTCTGATGCTTTTGGTAGAATGAGAGTATCTGATACTTTCACTCTTGCCGACTATTCTCACATTTATGGTGAAGAGGTAGAACTTCTTACAAAGACTGTTGGTACAGCATCTACAACTCAAGTAAACCCAAATACAGCATCTATTGCCTTGATTGTTGGAACTGGTGCAACAGATCAGGTGATTCACCAGTCCAGAATGTATCACCACTACATGCCTGGCAAGTCTCAGTTTGTGCTTACTAGTTTTAACTTCACCGATGTGAGAGAAAATACTACAAAGAAGATTGGATATTTTGACGATAGAAACGGAGTATTCGTTCAACAGGAGGGAAACGGAACTGTTTCTGTTGTAAGACGATCATATAACACAGGAATTACCAGTGATACGGTTATTAATCAATCCGATTGGAACTTGGATAGGTTAGACGGAACAACTCTTTCTGGTATTGAACTAGATTTTACAAAAACCCATCTGTTTGCAGCAGACTTTCAGTGGTTAGGTGTTGGTAGAGTTCGTTGTGGATTTGTCATCGGTGGACAGATGATTTATTTTCACGAATTTAATCATTCCAACATTGAAGAACATGCATATTGGTCACTCCCATCTCTTCCAATTCGTTGTGAGGTTGCTAATACTGGAGCTGCCGTAGGCATTACATCAATGGAACAAATCTGCTCCACTGTAATGAGTGAGGGTGGATATGTTGAGACTGGCGTTGAGTTTGGTGCCTTTGATGGTCCAATATCTTTCTCTTCTTCTGGTGGAGCAACAGGTAGACAATGTGTTATGGCAATTCGTTGTAAGAATACATTCAAAGGAATCCCAAATAGAACAACAGTAAGATTAACTGACATTGAAGTTTTGAGTGATGCTACAAACTGCAGACTTGAAATTTGGAGATTGCCTGGCAACAGTAATATTACTGGTGGAAGTTGGGTAGATGCTGATAATGACTCGGCAGTTGAATACAATGTTACGGTAGGAACCAACTTTACAACAACTGGTGGAGATTTAAGACAGGCAACTTTGATTGCTGCTAATAATCCATCAGGTCAGCAAGCATCTGCTACCGTTTCATTTAATCCAACGAGTGCTAGAAGGTCTTACATAGCACAAAATATTGATTCCAACGACAGTAATATTTTTGCCGTTATCGTTCAGAACCTAGATACTAATACAACCACAGATATTTGGAATACTATTCAGTGGCGAGAAACTAGATAGGTGATTTTTTATGAGTGAACAGTATCTTGGTAATCCAAATCTAAAAAAAGCAAATACACCGATTAACTTTACTGAGGAACAAATCCTTGAATTCTTGAAGTGTAAAGAAGATCCTGTATATTTTGCCAATAACTATATCAAGATTGTTTCTCTTGATGAGGGTCTTACACAGTTTCATCCTTATCACTTTCAGGAAAAGTTAATCAACAACTTCCATGAGAATAGATTCAACATATGTAAGATGCCTCGTCAGACAGGCAAATCTACAACTGTCGTATCTTACTTGCTCCACTATGCAGTTTTTAACGATAGTGTTAATATTGGTATCCTCGCCAACAAAGCAGCAACGGCAAGAGAACTTCTAAGTAGGTTACAAACTGCATACGAAAACTTGCCTAAATGGATGCAACAGGGTATACTATCTTGGAACAAAGGATCCATGGAGTTGGAGAATGGCAGTAAGATACTGGCAGCTTCTACGTCTGCAAGTGCTGTCAGAGGTATGTCATTTAACATCCTCTTTCTCGACGAGTTCGCGTTCGTCCCAAATCACGTTGCTGACTCGTTCTTTGCATCTGTTTATCCTACTATTACTTCTGGTAAAAACACCAAAGTAATTATCGTATCTACGCCACATGGTATGAATCACTTCTACCGTATGTGGCATGATGCGGAGAAAGGAAAAAATGAATACGTTCCAACGGATGTTCATTGGTCAGAAGTTCCTGGTAGAGATGAGGTCTGGAAAGAACAAACTATCGCCAACACTTCGGAGCAGCAGTTCAAAGTTGAGTTTGAATGTGAGTTCTTAGGATCGGTTAATACACTAATTAACCCATCAATCCTTAAGAATCTCATCTACGAAGATCCTATTCAAAGTAATGCTGGATTAGATGTCTACGAAAAGGTCCAAAAAGAACACAATTACCTTATTACTGTTGACGTTGCTCGTGGTCTGGGGAATGATTACTCTGCATTTATCGTTGTTGATATCACAGAATTTCCTTATAAGATTGTAGCAAAATATAGGAACAATGAAATAAAACCAATGTTGTTCCCAAATATTATTCAACAGACAGCAAAACAGTATAATGATGCTTGGGTACTAGTAGAAGTTAATGATATTGGAGAACAGGTAGCAAATATTCTTCACTACGACTTAGAATATGAAAATATGCTGATGGCGGCAATGAGAGGTCGTGCTGGACAAGTAGTTGGACATGGTTTTTCTGGTAAGAAGTCTCAGATGGGAGTTAGAACAACGGCACAAGTTAAAAAACTTGGTTGTTCCAACTTAAAGACTCTTATTGAAGATTTTAAACTTCTTACACTTGACTACCAAATTATCTCAGAGTTGACTACGTTCGCTCAACGCCACAATTCCTTTGAAGCAGAAGAGGGTTGTAATGATGACTTGGCAATGTGTTTGGTTATTTTTGCTTGGTTGGTAGCACAAGACTACTTCAAGGAAATGACTGATAATGATATTCGCAAAAGAATCTACGAAGAACAGAAAAATCAGATTGAACAGGATATGGCACCATTTGGATTCCTGGATGATGGAATCAATGACATAACAGGTTCATTTACGGATGATAATGGTGATAGATGGCATACTGATGAGTATGGTGATCGTTCTTATATGTGGGAGTATTATTGATGAACTTAGATGACCAACTAAAACTAGGTCATCTTCTCCTTTATGAGAGAAAGTGTAGGATATGTGGTAAAACAAAAAATTTAGTTGATGGATTTTACAGGACTAGAAAAGATAGAGGTCCTGTAGCATCGTCATATTCATATGAATGTAAAGAGTGTACCAAGAAGAGAATGATTGTTAGTAAAATGACTAACGCAGTGTTTGATAAATGGGAATATCCCGATTGGTAGACATCACGGCTCGATTCCCCACTGAAAATACCCCTTTCCATAAATATTTTTAGATAATTCTGGCACCAAGGAGAACAACAGATGCCTCTAAATTTAGCATCTCCTGGAATTGTAGTAAGAGAAGTTGACTTAACTATTGGAAGAGTCGATCCAGTCTCTGGTTCGGTTGGGGCGCTTGTTGCTCCTTTCGCCAAGGGACCTGTTGACCTTCCTCAATTAATCGAAAATGAGGATGATCTCTTAGACACTTTCGGTAGACCATACTCAGTCGATAAGCACTACGAAAACTGGATGGTTGCTTCATCATATCTCGCATATGGTGGTGTAATGAGAGTTTCTAGAGCAGACGATGCCGAACTCAAAAATGCTTTCGTCGGCGCTGCTTCAAGTATCAAGATTAAGAGTACAGAGCACTATGAGCAACTTGGTTATGATGAGAATACCATCACTAACGTAACTGTTGCTGCTAGAAACCCTGGTACTTGGGCAAACGGACTCAAAGTTGCCATCATCGATGGTAGAGCAGACCAAATTCTTTCGGGTATTACCACAACTAACGTTTCCGTTGGATACGGTTTTACCGCTGCTGTTCCCGCTGGAACAGTTCTTGCTGGTGCTGGTACAACTTCAGTTCTTGACGGTTACCTTTCTGGAACTATCACCGAAGTCGGTGCTGGTACGGTCTCCGTCAAAGTTCTTCAGCACGTATCTCTTGCTGGAACTAGAACAAACGTTGACTACACTCAAAACGGTGTATATGCGCTTCCACAAACTGGAAACGTTGCTATCCACACCAACGGACAAGCATCATCGTTCGCAAGCAGAGCATACACTGGAGAAACCGATTGGTTTGAAAATCAGTCAATCGCACTTTCAGTAGGATCTCTTGAGTGGGACCAGTTAGCAAACCGTCCTGGAACTTCCGATTACGTTACTGCCAGAGGTGGTAGATTTGACGAAGTTCACGTTGTTGTCATTGATGACAAAGGAACAATCACTGGAAACGCAGGTACTATCCTTGAGAAGCACCTGAATCTTTCCAAGGCAAAAGATGCTGAGTTCTCTGTAGGTTCACCTTCTTATTGGAGAAAGTACCTCTACACCAACTCCGAGTACATCTTTGGTGGTTCTGCTCCTGTTGGAATCACAACAATCGCACATAGTGACAACGGCGCTGCTTCGTTCGAACTTGATAGCGATTCTGGATGGGATCAAGACGCAGACAAAGTTAACTTTGCTGGTGCTGGTACTGTTACCGTAACTCTTGCTGGTGGAACTAACTACGGCGGCAAGACAGATTACACCACCGCAGGTGCTTTAAACTCTGGTCTTGATGACATCATTACTGGACTTGGCAAGTTTGAGAACACTGAAGAGTATGAAGTAGACTTCATTCTCATGGGTTCTGCAAACTATCCTAAGTCCCAAGCACAAGCACTTGCTAACAAGTGTGTTGCAGTTGCTGAAGCAAGAAAGGATGCGGTAGCATTCATTTCACCTTACAGAAACGCATTCATCACTGATAATACTGTAGGAAGTGTAACTGTTAACAATATTGATGATATCACCAATAACGTAATCAGTTTCTACTCCGCAGTAACTTCCACAACTTATGGAATCTTTGATAGTGGTTATAAGTACATGTATGACCGCTTCAATGATACTTTCCGTTATGTCCCACTGAACGGCGACATCGCAGGAACCTGTGCTAGAACGGATATCGAACAGTTCCCATGGTTCTCACCTGCTGGAACTTCTAGAGGAGCAATCCTTAACGCAGTCAAACTGGCATACAACCCAGGTAAGAAGCAAAGAGATCTTCTGTATTCCAACAGAATCAACCCAGTCATCTTCTCCCCAGGAGCAGGAATCATCCTCTTCGGTGATAAGACTGGATTTGGTAAGTCATCCGCATTTGATAGAATCAACGTTCGCCGTTTGTTCCTCTATCTGGAAGACGCAATCTCTGCTGCTGCGAAGGACTTCCTCTTCGAGTTCAACGATGAGATTACAAGAACTAACTTTGTAAACATTGTTGAACCATTCCTCCGCGACGTTCAGTCCAAGAGAGGTATTCAAGATTATGTTGTTATTTGTGACGAGACCAACAACACCGCTGCTGTTATTGACAACAACGAGTTCGTTGCTGACATCTTTATCAAACCAGCGAGATCGATCAACTTCATCGGTCTTACCTTCATTGCCACCAGAACTGGTGTTGCTTTTGAAGAAGTAATCGGCTCCGTTTAATTCAATTAGAGGTTAATCCCAATGCCATCTAGAAGACAAATTAATCCACCCCCACTAAGAAAGATTACCGACTTCAAGAGTAAGTTAACGGGTGGTGGCGCTCGCGCCAACCTCTTTGAAGTCGTTCTTCAATTCCCAGATCTGGCACAACCAGATTCTGCTACTCTTGAGAAGTCAAGATTCTTGGTCAAGGGGGCAAACATGCCTGCCTCCAACATTGCCCAAATCGAAGTACCTTTCAGAGGTCGTGTTCTAAAAATCGCAGGTGATAGAACCTTCGATTCCTGGACCGTTACCGTTCTGAACGATACCGACTTCTCCATCCGCTCCGCATTCGAGCGTTGGATGAACACCATCAACAGAGTATCTGATAACACTGGTCTGGTTAACCCAGCAGATTATCAAGCAGATGCTTATGTTTATCAGTTAGACCGCGATGGTTCTGTTCTCAGATCCTATCGTTTCTATGATGTGTTCCCAACCCAAGTATCACCAATTGAACTTTCTTATGATGCTCAAGGCATCCAAGAATTCACCGTTGAACTTCAAGTTCAGTGGTGGGAAGCTGCTAAGGGCACTGGCGCCAATGCTGGTGGTGAAGACATCAACTAAATAGAAGAAGGAAAAGACTCGTTTTAACTTATTATGGCCAAACTTTTTGGTTTCTCTATTGACGGTAATCAGAATAAGTCACCTTCAATCGTCTCCCCCGTTCCTGAAACTAATCAGGACGGGGTTGATAATTATATCAGCAGTGGATTTTATGGTCAGTATGTTGATATTGAAGGTGTATATCGAACAGAGCATGATTTAATTAAAAGATACAGAGAGATGGCACTTCATCCAGAAGCGGATGGTGCCATCGAAGATGTTGTTAATGAAGCAATCGTTAGTGACCTATATGATTCTCCTGTAGAAATTGAATTATCAAACTTAAATGCTAGTGAGGCACTCAAAAAGAAGATAAGAGCAGAATTCAAATATCTCAAAGAAATCTTAGACTTTGATAGAAAGTCGCATGAAATCTTTCGCAACTGGTATGTTGACGGAAGACTTTATTATCTCAAAGTAATCGACCTTAAGGCACCTCAAGAGGGAATCAAAGAATTAAGATATATTGATCCTCTTAAAATTAAATATATCCGCCAAGAGAAGAAGAATCCAAACGGAAAAACCGATAATGGTTTAATTAGAATCAATAAGACTGAAGATATTAATAAGGGAATGGAGTTTGAGGAGTATTTTCAATATACTCCATCTCCAAATGCCACTTATGGTTTGAATGCCATGAGTCGTGGAAATGCCAAATCAATCAGATTGGCAAAAGACGCAGTTACATATTGTACTTCTGGTCTGGTAGATAGAAACAAGAATACCGTTCTTTCATATCTCCACAAAGCAATCAAGGCACTCAATCAACTTAGAATGATTGAGGACTCTCTGGTTATCTACCGTTTGAGTAGAGCACCTGAGCGTAGAATTTTCTACATTGATGTTGGTAATCTTCCTAAAGTAAAGGCAGAGCAATACCTCAAAGAGGTTATGTCTCGCTACAGAAATAAACTTGCTTATAACGCACAGACTGGTGAAGTCCGTGATGACCGTAAGTTTATGTCCATGATGGAAGACTTCTGGTTGCCTAGAAGAGAAGGTGGTCGCGGTACTGAGATCACCACCCTACCTGGCGGTCAGAATCTGGGAGAACTCTCAGATATCGAATACTTCCAGAAAAAACTTTA